CCTTCACGCGCGCGACCGCGAAATTAGAGTGGCGGGGAGTCGGGCAGGCGGGGAGTAAGCGATGAGGGGCCGAAAACCGAAGCCCACCGCCCTCAAGCAGCTCGCCGGCAACCCCGGCAAGCGCCCGCTCAACGCCGACGAGCCGGAGTTCGCGCCGTCCGAGGCCGCCGCCCCGGTTTACCTTCGCGGCGCCGCCAAGGACGAGTGGGACCGCCTCGCGGCCACGCTTTTGGCGCAGAAGGTGCTGACCACGGCCGACCGCGCGGCCCTCGCCGGCTACTGCCAGGCCTTCGCGGACTGGCAGAAGGCGCAGCTGGTCCTGAACAAGGGCGGCAAGAACGGCGGCTTCACTTTCAAGACCGGCAACGGCTACGTCCAGCAACGGCCCGAGGTCGCCATCGCGCAGAAGAGTTTGTCGCTGATGCTCAAGTTCGGCGTCGAGTTCGGCCTGACGCCGTCCTCGCGCGCGCGCATGCACATGGGCGGCGACGGCGACCATGACGACGCCGAAGACAAAGATTTCTTTAAGGACGGCAAGCCGGCCGGCGCGAGCCATGCCGCACGAACCGTCCACTGATGAAACAGGCTTCTGGTACGACGAAGCCGCCGCGGAACACGCGGTCGCGTTCTTTGAAAAACAGCTAACCCACGTCAAAGGGGAACTCGCGGGGAAGAAGTTCGTCCTCGAGGAGTGGCAGAAGGACCGGATCATCCGGCCCGCGTTCGGGTGGAAGCGCCCCGACGGGACCCGGCGGTACCGGACCATCTACGTCGAAATCCCGCGCAAGAACGGGAAGTCGAGCCTCGCCGCCGGCATCGCGCTGTACCTGCTGATCTGCGATGACGAACCGGGCGGCGAGGTCTACTCGGCGGCGGGCGACCGCGAGCAGGCGTCGATCATCTTCAACGCCGCGAAGGAGATGGTGCTGGGCAACCGGGCGCTGAAGAAGCGCACGGAGCCCTTCAAGCGCTCCATCGTGTACTACCGGACGGCCTCCGTATATAAGGTGCTGAGCGCGGACGCGAAGCTCAAGCACGGGCTGAACGCGAGCGGCATCTTGATCGACGAGCTCCACGTCCAGAAGGACCGCGAGCTGGTGGACACGCTCGTGACGTCCACGGGGTCGCGGCGGCAGCCGATGACGGTGGCCATCACCACCGCGGGCTACGACCGCAACAGCATCTGCTGGGAGTACCACGATTACGCCCAGAAGGTGTTCGAAAAGAAGATCGAGGACGACAGCTTCCTCGCGGTGATCTTCGCGGCCGGCGAGAAGGACGACTGGACGAAGCCCGAGACCTGGTACAAGGCCAACCCCAACCTCGGCGTCAGCATCAAGCTCGACGACATGGAGCGCGACTGCAAGAAGGCCCAGCAGATCGCGGGCTACGAGAACACCTTCAAGCGCCTGCGCCTGAACATCTGGACCCAGCAGTCGAAGCGCTGGATGCAGATGGGGCTCTGGGACGCGAGCGCGGGCGAGGTGGACCGCGAAGCGTTGAAGGGGCTGCCGTGCTACGGCGGCCTCGACCTGGCGGTCACGACCGACATCGCGGCCTTCGTGCTGGTCTTCCCGATCAAGCCGCCCAAGAGCGGCGCCGGGACGCCCGAGGATCCCTTCGTGGAAGGCGAGCCGGTCTACAAGGTCCTGCCGTTCTTCTGGATTCCCGAGGAGAACATGCGGGAGCGGGTGAAGAAGGACCGGGTGCCGTACGACGTGTGGGTTCGGCAGCGGCTGGTCAAGGCGACGCCGGGGAACATCATCGACTACAAGGTCATCCGCGCGGACGTGAAGGCCTTGGCCGAGGAGTTCCGCATCAAGGAGATCGCGTACGACCGGTACGGGGCCCCGGAGGTGTCGGTGGACCTGCAGGATGAAGGCCTGACCGTGATCCCGACGGGGCAGGGCATGGTGACGATGACGGGGCCGACGCGGGAGCTGTTGACGCTGACGATGCAGAAGCGGCTGCACCACGGGAACCACCCCGTGTTGCGCTGGATGGCCGAGAACATCGTGGTGAAAGAGGACCCGGCGGGCAACATCAAGCCGAACAAGGCGAAGAGCACGAGCCGCATCGACGGGATCGTCGCGGAGATCATGGCCCTGGACCGGGCGATCCGCAACGGCGGGAAGAAGGGCAGCGTGTACGCAAAAAGAGGAGTCCGAGTACTTTGAAACGGTCGCAAAAGAAGAAGTTGCCGGTTTTGGCGCGCATGGCGATGGCCGTGCAGGCGCTGCGCGGGAATTTGGGCGACCCGCCGCAGTGGCTGCAGGCGATGTTCGCCGGCTCGCCGTCGTCCGCCTCGGGCGTGGACGTGGTCCCGCAGACCGCGATCACGCTTTCGGCGGTGTACGACTGCGTCAATATCCTCTCCCAGACGATCGGCGCCCTGCCCCTCTCAGTCTACGAGCACCAGGGGGAGCAGAAGATTCGCCGCCCGGACCACCCGCTCCACCCGATCCTGCACACCGCGCCGAACCCGGAGATGACGGCCTACACCTGGCGGGCGGTCGTCATGACGCACCTGGGCCTGTGGGGCAACCACTACAGCCAGATCATCCGCGACCGCCTCGGCCGGGTCAAGGCGCTGTGGCCGCTGTCGCCCCAGCGCGTTCGCGTGCTGCGCAAGGTGAACACGCACGACCTCTACTACCACGTGGCCCCGATGTACGGCGACACCGGGACCTACGAACTGCTTCCGCGGGACGTCCTCCATATCAAGGGACTGTCCATGAACGGCCTCGTGGGCCTCTCCCCGGTCGGCGCCGCGCGGGAGTCCATCGGCTTGGGGCTGGCCGCGCAGGAGTACGGCGCGCGCTTCTTCTCGAACGACGCCAACCCGGGCGGCTTCCTGGAGCACCCCGGCGAGCTGGACGACGAGGAGTACGAGCGCCTTAAGAAGAGCATCGAGGACCAGACGCGGGGCCTCGCCAACAAGCACCGGATGATCATCCTGGAAGAGGGGATGAAGTGGAACGCCATGTCCATGCCGCCCGAGGACGCGCAGTTCCTGCAGACGCGCGACTTCCAGGTCCGCGACGTGGCGCGCTTCTACCGCATGCCGCTCTACAAGCTGTCCGAGAACCTGAGCACCAAGAACTCCAACGTCGAGCAGCTCGCCATTGAGTTCATCACGGACACGATCATGCCGTGGGTCTTCAACATCGAGGCCGAGATCGACGCGAAACTGCTGGGCGACGAGAGCGGCACGCTGCGCTCGCGCTTCATGCTGGACGAACTGCTCCGCGGCGACCAGAAGAGCCGCTACGACGCCTACGCCATCGGCCGCCAGTGGGGCATCTTGAGCGCCAACGAGATTCGGGGCAAGGAAGGCCTGAACCCGATCGGCGCGAAGGGGGACGTCTACCTGGAACCGCTGAACATGGTCCCGGCCGGCTCCCAGCGTCCGGCCGCGGGCGCCGCCGCACCCGCCGCGCCGTCGGCCGATGACCCGGCCGCGGAGCCTGCGTCATGACCGGTCAATACAAGGAGGAATCATGCCGAATTTGAACGAGCGCGTCCTGGAGCGCCGGGTGCTCGGTCGCGCCGAGTTTCGCATCGCGCCCGACGGGAAGCGCATCGAGGGCCACGCCGCCGTCTTCAACTCGCCCACGAGCCTGCCCTGGTTCGACGAGCAGGTGGCGCCCGGCGCGTTCGCCAAGTCCATCCAGGAGTCGGACGTGCGCGCCCTCTTCAACCACGACCCGAACTACGTCCTGGGCCGCAACAAGGCCGGCACGCTGGAGTTGAGCGAGGACAGCACGGGCCTGCTCTACCGCGTCACGCCGCCCGACGCGCAGTGGGCCCGCGACCTAATGGAGAGCATGCGTCGCGGCGACGTGAGCCAGAGCTCCTTCGGCTTCCGCACCATGAAGGATTCTTGGGACGCGACCAAGGACCCGGTGCTGCGCACCCTCAACGAGGTCCAACTGTTCGACGTGTCCCCGGTGACCTACCCGGCCTATGAGGACACGGACTGCGGCCTGCGCAGCATGGTCGGGGCGCAGGACGCGAGCCCGGCGCTGTTCCGCGCCATGCTCAAGCTCCAGGGGTGCCACACGTTGACCGCGGAGGAAATCAATCTCGTCAAGGACCACGTCGCGGCCTTGGAAGGGAGAAAGCAGGGCGCGCCGGCCGTTCGCGGCGCGGCCGGAAAAGACGTGCAGGAGCCGGGGCAACCGTCGGCGACCCACTCCTCGATCGACGTGCTCCGGCGCAGGCTCGACCTCGCCGAGAGGGGAATCTAACACAAGGAGAACATGAAGATGAACGAGCAGCTCAAGAAGCTCCGCACGGCGATGGGTCAGGGCTCGACCGCCGCCCGCGCGATTCTGGACAAGGCCGAGAAAGAAGGCCGGGCCCTCACGACCGAGGAGACCCAGCAGTACGACAAGCACGTCAAGGACGTGGCCGACGCGCGCGCGACGATCACCCGCGTCGAGGACCAGGACCGCCTCGAGGCCGGTCTTCGCGAGGCGACCGCCGACCCGATCCGCGAGGCCCCGGCCGGCGAGAGCCGGGACGCGGCGCAGTCCCAGGCCGAGCGCCGCGCTTTCCTCCGCTACCTGCGCGGCGGCAAGAGCGAGCTCAGCAGCGCCGACCGCCAGATCCTGTCCGAGCGCCGCGACCTGTCCGTCGGGTCCGACTCCTCGGGCGGCTTCACGGTCCCCGTCGAGCTGGCCAAGGAGATCATCCTCAAGCTCAAGGACTTCGTCTGGGTCCGCGGCAAGGCCACCGTGCTCCCCGCGATGAACGCGGAGAGCCTCGGCATCCCGACGCTGAGCGGCGAGCCCGACGACGCCGACTGGACCTCCGAAGTGGCGACCGGCAACAAGGACGCGGGCATGGCGTTCGGCCGCCGCGACCTCAAGCCGCACCCTCTGGCCAAGCGCATCTTGGTCAGCCGGAAGCTGCTCCGCAGCTCGGTGATCGACGTCGAGGCGCTCATCCGCGACCGCTTCGCGTACAAGTTCGGCGTGACCGAGGAGAAGGCCTTCCTGACCGGCGACGGCAAGAACAAGCCCCTGGGCCTGTTCACCGCCTCGGCGGACGGCATCTCCACCGGCCGCGACTTCTCCACCGGCAACTCGACGACCGCCATCGGCAACGACGGCCTGGTCGAGGCGAAGATGGGGGTCAAGGCGCAGTACCGGGCCAAGGCCGAGTGGATGTTCCACCGCGACGCGCTGAAGCAGATCATGAAGATCAAGGACGGCGAGGGCCGCTACATCTGGCAGCCCGGCCTGACCATGGGCGCGCCCGACCGCCTGCTCAACGCGCCGTACAACGAGAGCGAGTACGCGCCGAACACGTTCACCAGCGGCAAGTACGTCGGCCTTTACGGCGACCTCTCGTACTACTGGATCGTGGATTCGTTGGCCATGGAAATCCAGGCCCTGTACGAGCTCTACGCCGAGTCCAACCAGATCGGCTTCATCATGCGGCGCGAGACGGACGGCGCGCCGGTGCTCGAGGAGGCCTTCGCCCGCGTCAAGCTGGCGTAAGACGCCGACTCCTTCGACCGCGGGGGCCCGGGCCGTACCGGTCCCGGGCCCCCGCCAGCCGGAAGAATCTATCACGAGAGAGGAACAACGCAAATGGAGAATCTGATTCACGCCGCGAAGCTGTCCCGGCCCCTGGCCGGCGTCGTCGCCGGCACCTCGACCCAGAACGGGACCGGGGTGGACACCTCGGGCTTCGACGAGGTGACGTTCGTCGCGCAGATCGGCACCATCACGTCGACCGGCGCGCCGGCCATGAAGCTGCAGCAGTCGGACGACGACGGGTCGGTGGACGACTACACCGACATCGCCGGGTCCAGCCAGGCGCTCGCCGACACGGACAGCGGCAAGTGCCTGGCCATCACGGTCTACCGGCCGACCAAGAAGTTCGTGCGCCCGGTCATCCTCCGCCCGACCGCCAACGCCGTCATCGACAGCGTGCTTTGCATCCTGGGCAAGCCGCGCGCGCTGCCGACCTCGCAGTCGTCCGACGTGAAGGCCAGCAAGGTCCTGGCGGAGCCCGCCGAGGGCACCGCTTAAGACCGCCGCCTGTCGGGCGCGGGGCCGGGCCGTGAAAAGGCCCGGTCCCGCGCATAAGGCGCACCATGCCGCAAAGGAGATAAAGAACCATGAACACTTTGAAGAAAGCCGCCGTCTACGTCGCCGGCGCGCTCGTCGTCGTCGCCTTGATGTACGCGGCGCTCACGCCCCGCGCCGCCGTCGCCCAGGACTCCACCTACGGCCCGAAGGTCTACAAAGACCAGGGCGGCGACCGGGAGAACGTCGCCTCCGGCGGCTCGATCGTCGTGTACTCCGGCGGCACGCTGGACGTCTCGGCGGGAACGCTGACCCTGGCCGCGGGCCAGATCGCCACGGCGGGACTGGCCGCCAACGCGGTGACCAACGCCAAGCTGGCGGCGGACGCCGCGAGCCTCGCCAAGGTCTCCAACAGCGCGCTTGCGGTCAGCGGGACGAGCGTCACCGTCGCGGCGGCCTTCCTGCCCGGCAGCAAGACGAAGGCCCAACTGCTGGCCTACAACCCGGGCGGCGCCGGAGAAATCTGGTTCTGCTCGGACTGCAGCACCGACGGCGTCGTCGTCTCGACCGGCACCGGCCTCGGGGCCGTCGCCCGAATCTCGGCGCGCACCACGGTCATCAACTGACCATGTACGCCCAGCGCTACGAGATCGACGTCGTCACCGCCGCGGACGGCAGTTTCACCGGCTTCACCCAGGAGCCCGTGCACGGCCGCGTCCTGGCCGTGCAGTACGTGAAGCCCGTGTCCGGCGGGTTCGACGACGGCTCGACGATGACCTTGACGGGCGAGGAGACCGGCCTGGCCGTCTGGGCCGAGTCGAACGTCAACGCGAGCGCCACGCGCATGCCGCGCGGCGCCACGCACAGCGCGGCCGGTGTCGCGGCGTTGTACGCTGCGGCCGGGACCGCGGTCCTGGACGCCATTCCGGTGGCGGGCGAGCGCCTGAAGCTCGTCGTCGCCTCGGGCGGCAACGTCAAGAACGGGAAGCTGTTTGTGACGGTGGGGTGAGGCCACGATGAAGATCAAGCTCAAGGCGAACATGGCGGACCCAGTCCTGGGCGCGCACCAGGCGGGCGCCCGATTGACGGTGGACGAGAAGGAGGGGCGCGCGCTGGTCGCGGGCGGCTACGCCGAGGAGATCAAGCCGGCCGCCCCGGCCGTCCCGCCGGCGCCCGCGAAGAAGGATGCCAAGGAGCCCAAGGTGGGCCTGAAGGGCGCGCCCGCGGGCGCGGAGGCCAAGGCGTAAGGACCGCCCATGATCACGCTCCAGCAGCTGACGGCGCCGGCGGTCGAACCCGTCACCCTCGCGGAGATGAAGGCGCACCTGCGCGTGGAAATCACGGACGACGACGACCTGATCCAGGGGTTAACGGCGGCCGCGCGGGAGCAGGTGGAGGACGTGACCGGGCGGCGGTTGATCACCCAGCAGTGGCGGCTGTTCCTGGACCGCTTCACCAAAGAGGACCTGTACTTCCTGACGTTCGGCCCGCTGATGTGGCGGACGGCCATCGACCGCGCGTCGAACCACATCAAGGACGAAGACGTCCGCTGGCTGCGCCTGCCGTACGCCCCGGTGGCCACGGTGGAAAAGCTGACGACCGTGGACGCCAACGGCGCGTCGGAGGACGCGGTCCTGGCCGACCTGGTCGTGATCGACACGGCCAGCGTGCCCGCGCGCCTCGTCCTGCAGGACACCGCGAGCTGGCCGGTGCCGACGGCCGGCCTGGCCGCGGCCAACGGGATCCGCGTGGACTTCACCGTGGGCTACGGCGCCGACGGGACGGCGGTCCCGAATCGTTTGAAACTGGCCATCAAGCTCCTGGCCGCGCACTACTACGAGAACCGCGAGGCGACGACGCCCTTGAAGCTGGAGGAGATGCCGCGCGGCGTGCGGGCGCTGATCTCCAAGTTCCGAG